TTCTACTTTCTTCGCAACATAGAAGATAAGTTGTAGAGGATCTGCTTGATATTAAAGTATTCTCTTCTATGAATGATGTTGCCAAAATTAAAATCAAGGAGATTAAAGATGATATCAAAGAAATTGGTTACAAGAAAGAAAATCTTGAAGACAAAATTGAGTCACAAAAACTTTTTATTGAAGAGATTGAAAAACTCAAAGATAAAGACATTCAAGACAAAAGGAGTAAAATAAGTTCTCTTGAAGAAGATATTGATGCCAATACTCTTAAAAACCATATTGTAGAGCAAGAAGTATTAAAGAATACAAAAAAATTAGAGGAATTGTCTTATACAGAAGATAAGTTGAAGAAACTTGAAGGTTTGAATATCAAACTGGAACAGAAAATATCTTCTGTAATTAGTGACCATAAGTTTTTTAAAAAGAATAGTGTTTGCCCTACCTGTACTCAAACCATTGAGGAAGAATTTCGATTAAATAAGATTGATGAGATTGAAAATAAAGCAAAGGAGATTAAAAGGGGTCAACAGGAGCTGCAACAATCAATTGAAGAAGAAACTCAAATCCACAAACAATTTCTTAAAATTAGTAAAGAGGTATTAGAACTCAACAATGAAATCACTTTTAACAATGTTAAAATTTCTGAATTCAGAAAACAAATTAAAGAACTTGAATCTGAAATTCAAGGACTTGCCACACAATCAGAAGATAGAAATACTGAAAGTGCAAAGTTAGCCTCCTACCAAGAAACATTAGAAAACCTTTTAAAAGACCTTTCTTTAAAAAAAGAAGAGTTATCTAACTATGAATTTATTCATATGCTTCTAAAGGATGATGGTGCAAAGACCAAAATCATCAAGAAGTATCTTCCTATTATCAATCATACCTTGAACAAATACCTTGAGATGCTGGAGTTCTCTGTAAACTTTACATTGGATGAGGAGTTCAACGAGAAAGCATTGAACCCAATCTATGAAGATTTTTCTTATGAATCTTTTAGTGAAGGTGAAAAAATGCGAATTGACCTTGCTATTTTATTCACTTGGCGTGAAGTAGCAAAACTTAAAAACTCCATTAATACAAATCTTTTGATTCTTGATGAGGTGTTTGATAGTTCATTGGATGATTATGGAACTGACTTCTTTACAAGAATTATTAAATATCAAATAAAAAAATCTAATGTTTTTGTAATTTCTCATAAGAGAGATGAATTATTGGATAAGTTTGACAACACGCTCACATTTGAAAAGAAAAAAGGGTTCAGTGTGATGATTGACTCTTTCTGATGGTAGTGGTAATATTGGTAAGTAGTACCCTATATTATGTTTGAATTAAAACTTGATATGCCTGATAATAATCAAAATGGTTTTTGGAAGTATAATGAAGATAAAACTTTGAAAGAAATTGAGCAGTATCTTTCAAGCACATATCATGCCCATTACACTTCTGAACAATCTAAAACACAGACACTTGACTTAATTGAAAGCATTGGTGATGCAGAACCTTTTACAAGGTCTAATGCCATCAAGTATCTTTCTCGTTTTGGTAAAAAGAATGGAAAATCTAAAATGGATATCCTAAAAGCAATCCATTATTGCATTCTTCTCTATCACTTTGCTGGACTTCATAATGAAACTAAAGGAACCTATGAAACTTTCTGATAATACTGTCACCCTTCTTAAGAACTTCTCTAACATCAATCAGTCAATTCTGATTAAGAAAGGTTCTCAAATTAAAACTATTTCTGTCCTCAAGAACATCTATGCTGTTGCAAATGTTGAGGAAGAGTTCAGTAAAGATTTTGCTATCTATGACCTGAATGAATTTCTGAATGGTCTTGGTCTTCATCAAGATCCTGATCTTGACTTTACCAATGATTCTTATCTGACTATTAAAGAAGGTAAGCGTAAAGTCAAATACTTCTATGCAGATCCTGAAGTGATTGTATCTCCTCCAGATAAGGATATTGATCTTCCCACTGAAGATGTGTGTTTCCAATTAGAACATTCACAACTGGATAAGTTGATCAAAGCAGCAAGTGTTTACAAACTGCCAGATCTGTCTGCAGTTGGTGAAGCAGGAGTTATTCGTCTTGTAGTTAGAGATAAGAACAATGATACCTCAAATGAATACTCCATTACAGTTGGAGAAACTGAAGATCAGTTTGTATTCAATTTTAAGGTAGAGAACCTTAAAATGATTCCTGGTTCATATGATGTGGTAGTTTCTCAGAAACTGTCTGCAAAATTTGTAAATGAGAAATATAACCTGAAATATTTTATTGCTCTTGAACCTGATTCTACATTTGGATGAAATATAGAGTTAAATATAAACTACCTAAAGATAGTAGATATTTAGAAATTATTGTTGAAGCAAATAATCAGTGCCATGCAGTTAAGATTGCACAAGCACAGATTCCATCTGCTATAATTGTTGGGGGTCCCCAACTTTTTAATGGGTAAAACTTGATTGGATGTAATTTATTATGACTAAAGATTTCCTCTGGGTAGAAAAATATCGCCCAAAGAAAATTGAAGATTGTATTTTGACTGAGAATATTAAGAAAACCTTTACTGATTTTCTAAATAAAGGTGAAATACCAAATATGCTACTTGCTGGTCCTGCAGGTTGTGGCAAGACCACAGTAGCAAAAGCATTGTGTGAAGAACTGGGAGTTGATTATTATATCATCAATGGATCAGATGAAGGCAGATTTCTCGATACTGTCAGGAATCAAGCAAAGAACTTTGCTTCGACCGTATCACTTTCTGCAACTGGAAAACATAAAGTCATCATTATTGACGAAGCAGACAATACCACCACAGATGTACAACTCTTACTTAGGGCAAATATTGAGACGTTCTATAAAAACTGTAGATTCATCTTCACCTGCAACTACAAAAACAAAATCATTGAACCTCTTCACTCAAGATGTGCAGTTGTTGAGTTTAACATCAAGTCCAAAGATAGACCAAAACTTGCAGGAGAGTTCTTCAAGCGTCTTGAAACTATCCTTGAGGCAGAAGGTGTTAAGTATGATCAAAAGGTTATCATCCAAATTATCAGCAACTACTTCCCAGATTGGAGGAGAACCCTGAATGAGTGTCAAAGATACTCTGTAGGGGGAGAAATTGATTCTGGTATTTTGTCTACCTTTGCAGATGTTTCTGTAAATGATTTGCTTAAGAGTATTAAAGAGAAGAATTTTCCTGAGGTTAGGAAATGGGTAGCACTTAACATAGACAATGATGCATCTATTATTTTGAGAAAAGTTTATGATGCTCTTTATGACAAAGTTGATGGACCAAGTGTTGCTGCAGCAGTTTTGATTGTGGCAAAGTACCAGTATCAATCTGCCTTTGTTGCAGACCAAGAGATTAATCTTTTGGCAGCATTAACTGAAATTATGGTGGAGTGTAAGTTTAAATGAAGGACTTTAAGACACCTTTAAGATATCCTGGAGGTAAATCCAGAGCAGTTCAAAAGATCTCACAATATTTTCCAGATCTCAAAAACTATGATGAGTTTAGAGAACCACTTCTTGGTGGAGGAAGTGTTGCAATTTATGTAACCAAAATGTTTCCTGACCTAGATATTTGGGTGAATGATTTGTATGAACCTCTGGTAAACTTCTGGCAACAACTCCAGATGTTTGGACCTGATCTTTCAAATGCTCTTACTCAACTTAAGATTACTTGTGATACTACAGACAAAGCAAAGCAACTTTTCTTAGTTTCTAAGGAGAAGATCAATGACCAGAATGTGTCAAATTTTGATCGTGCTGTGGCTTTCTATATTGTCAATAAGTGTAGTTTCAGTGGTCTTACAGAGAGTTCATCATTTTCACAGCAAGCTTCCCAAAACAACTTCAGTATGCGAGGGATCGAAAAATTGCCTGAGTATTCTAAGATAATTGAAAAGTGGCGTATAACTAATTATTCCTATGATTATCTAATGGATGGAAATATGGGTGCTTTTATGTATCTGGATCCTCCTTATGACATTAAGGATAATCTCTATGGGAACAAAGGATCAATGCACAAAGGATTTGATCACGATAAGTTTGTTGCTGATTGTGATTCTAATAATATGGATATGATGGTCAGTTATAATTCAAGCCAATTAATTAAAGATAGATTTAAGAATTGGAAGGCAATTGAGTTTGCTCACACTTATACTATGAGATCTGTTGGTGATTATATGAAAGACCAACACGAGAGAAAGGAATTGGTTTTGATTAATTATGAAGTATGAATTGAATGATTGGTTGAAGTCAATCAACCAATCTAAAGTTAATATTATGGATGATGATTCATCCTCCAAAAAAGATTATGCACCATACATTATCAATAGATGCTTGTCTGGAACTATTGATACTTTGATGTATGCAAATGAAATGAATAAGAATCATTCATTAGATAAAAAGTTACAATATGACTTTTTTATAAATACTGTGAGAACAAGGAAAAGATATTCTCCTTGGATTAAACAAGAAAAAATCAAAGATCTTGATGCAGTCAAATCTTACTATGGTTATAGTAATGAAAAGGCAAAGCAAGCTTTGAGGATACTTTCCAAAGAACTAATTAACTTT